GAAAGAGTATGAGTTGAGTACTTGTCATTGAATCCTTGATTTTATATAAGCATAAGGCAGTTTAAAGACTGTCTTTTTTTGTTACAGAAGGAGGTGGTAGCATTGAAATTAAATGCAAGGCAGAAGTCTTTTTGTGAGTTTTATGTAGCTTGTGGAAATGCTACTGAATCCGCAATAAAAGCTGGATATAAAGAAAGATATGCAAGACAGAATACACCTAAATTACTACGAAATACGACATTGGTGGGATATATAAAAGAATTACGAGAAAAAACTAAAACTAGTAGGATAATGACTGCTATTGAAAGAAGAGAATTTTTGACGGAAGTTATTAAAAATGGAAAAGAGAAAATACAAGACAGGTTAAAGGCTTTGGATATTTTGAATAAAATGGATGGTGAATATATTGAGAAAATGCAGCTGTCAGGACAATTAAATACTAATCCTTTTTCTGGACTTACTATCGAAGAGTTAAGAGCGTTAGCTGGTGGTAAGAGTGGATAAGATGGAAATGATACGGCTGGAAGCAACTAAGGAGCTTTCACGACGGAATTTGCTAGATTTCCTTATTTTTGATGGGAATGGGAGATATAAAAATTCTAGGCATATACAGTTTTTGACTGATAAGGCCCAGCAGTTTTTGGAAGATGTGAAAGCTGGTAAAAGTCCAAGGCTTTATATTTGTATGCCGCCACGACATTCTAAATCGGAAACTATGACGAAGAAATTTCCTGCTTGGATAATTGGGAATAATCCTAACTATGAGATTATAATTGCGAGTTATTCAATGGATTTGGCTAGAGATTTTGGGAAAATAGCAAGAGATACTTATAGGGAGCACAGTAAAAATGGGACTGGGATTTTTAATAATATCATCGACAGGGATAAGAGTGCTGGTGATAACTGGGGAATTTCAGAACATCGTGGTGCTGTTGTGAGTACAGGTGTCGGAGGAAGTGCAACAGGTAAGGGGGCACATATTGCGATTATTGATGATCCGTTTAAGAATAGAGAAGACGCTAACAGTAAACTTCAAAGAGACAAGGTCTGGGCCTGGTATCAGTCAACTATTCGGACAAGATTGGCACCTGGTGGCGGGATTATAATTATCCAAACCAGGTGGCATGAGGATGACTTGGTCGGTAGAATTTCTAAAGAGATGGAAAGCGGCACTGGAGAAGTTTTTGAGAGTATTGTGCTTCCAGCGATTGCTGAAGAAAATGATATTTTAGGAAGAAATGTTGGAGAGGCATTATGGGAAGAACGGTACGGATTGAAAGAACTTAAAAATATTAAAAAGGCGATAGGTAGCCGTGAATTTGCGGCACTTTATCAGCAGAGACCCCAAATTGAGGACGGCGGACTTTTTAAAAGGCAGTACTTTAAATATTTTTATATTGATAATGACTTCATCAAAACTTCTGATAAAAATGTAAATGTGGAAGATTGCTTCTATTTTCAAACAATAGATACCGCTATGAGTACTCGAAAGAATAGTGATTATACGGCAATAGCCACTTTTATGTGCGACAGGGAATGGAACTTGTATTTAATTGACTTAATGCTTGAAAGATTAGAAGTTCCTGACCAATGGAATGTGATTAAGGAATTTAGGAATAGATATAAGTTGAGATTTCAAGCCATAGAAAGCAAAAGTAGCGGTATTGGGATAATTCAGCAGGCAAACAGAGAGGGAATGCCCTTAAAGGAGTTGAAAGCCGATACAGATAAAATGACAAGGGCCTTGAACATATCAGTTATGTTTGAAAATGGGAAAGTTTATTTCAATAAAAATTTAGATAAACTTTTTGAGCTTGAAGAGGAACTTTTAAAATTTCCAAATGCATTACATGATGATGCTGTTGATGTGTGCAGTTATGCGGGTATTGTTATAAATGATTTGATTCAAAATTCAAAAAGATATATTAGAAAATTTATAAGTGTATAGAAAGGAGGAAATGTGGGTATCAGGGAAAATGTAGTAAGTGCTTTGGTAAAAGAAATAATATCGCTTGGTTCAGTTTCTTATAGCGGAGATATTGACGATGAAACATTGCAGAAGATGTTGGCTGATGTCGATGTGGCACAGGCGATACAGCTTATGACACAAAGTGTGACATCGAAAGAGTGGAAAATTGAGACGGATGTGCCTGAGTATTTTGAGACAGCTGAAAACATTCAAGAAAGATTTAATAATTTTAATATGGTTAAACTTTTGGAAAATGTGCTGAGATCGGAAATATATAAGAAATCTATATTTGAGATTATTTATGGCAAAGATGATACAGGCGGAACAGTGATTGATGATTTGGTATTGTTGCCGAATAAATATATAAAATATAACAAGGATAACGGTTGGATGATTAAAACTCGTGATAGTGAGATTGTTATTGCGAAAGAACCCAACCGTTTTTTAGTTTGCGTTAATGAAGAAAGACTGGATAATTTACAGGGAAGTTCAGATTTGTTGCCGCTTGTTCCAGTATTCAAGGCTAAAGAGCATTTGGAGAGTAAGTTAAATGCGATTATAGAAAAATATGGGGACATTATAACGGTATTCGCTTATGAACCTGCTGTTGAAACAGATCCGCCAGAAGTTATTAAAGCTAGGCAAAAAGATGTGGAAGCACAGGCTAAAGATTTAAAAAATGCTAAAGGTAAAGATGTGCTGGCAGTACCGAGTGCCGGGGAGAAATCGCTTGATGACTTCATAAAATTTATTAAATTAGATGACTTGAAACCTGAAATCTATCAGGAATTGTTGAGCGAGAAGTCAAAAGCAGTGCAGAGATATTTGCTTGGAAGTACATTAGTAGTTGGAGTGGATGGAAATAGCGGTAACAGGGCCTTGGGTGAAGTTCATAAGGAACAGCAAAATTATAAGATAGAATCTAAAGTCAAAAAGATTAGGGACTGGATTCAAAAACTTATCGAGCTGGATTCTGTCTTGTATGGGTACGACCCCAGCAAGTTTTATTTTAAGTTTGTCGAAGAGATTGACGAAAAAGAAACATTGGAGCTGGAAGATAAGAAAGCGAAAACTATGGCTGAGAAAGTGAACTCTATAGTTAAAATTATAGAGAGCGGATATGCCTTTACTAAAGATAAGATAGCAGAAATGCTGGGTGTGGATGTGATTGACTTGGTGGAAGTAGAGAAGACTGAAGTAAGTGAGTTCGCCAGAGGTAAAAAAAAACTGAACATCAATAAAATAAATGAGAAACGAAAATTAATTGAAAGGAATCAGGCAAGATTTGACAGATTTGTTGAAAATAATTTTAAAAGATGGCAGAAGGATGTATTGAAAGCTGTACGAGAAAAGATAGAAAAAGCTAAAGATATTTCAGATTTCTATGACTTGAACTTTAACTATGAAAATATACTGGAAGATTTAATGCTGATGTCGACTTTGCAGGGATTTGACAATGCCGCTATGGTCGATAGCGGAGTAACAGAATTTGCAAATACTAGAACCAAGACAAAGAATGCCGCACTTGATAATTTCCTGAAAAAACATCCCGCCTTATACACTGATGTGGAAAAAGAAATGGATTATTCACGGCAAAAATATTTTTGGATAAAGAAAGTCACAGATGTCAATGTGACAGAAAAAATATTTAAGCAGATGTCGAATACACTCGAGAATGGCGGAACATTTAAAGACTGGAAAAAAGATGTTGATAAAATCCTGTCGGAGAGCGGATTAAAGCTAAATGAGGGATATTTAAAAACCGTATTCAGAACAAATATGAATCACGCCTATAATGCAGGTATTCATTTGAAAGTTGACAAGTACAAAGAGCGTTATCCATATTATCGCTACTGCGGTATTTTAGATGGAAGAGAACAGCAGCATACAAAGGAACTTGACGGGAAAATATTTAAAGTGGGGACGCCTGAAGCTGACAAATACTTTCCGCCAAATGGATTTAATTGCAGATGTTATACCGTGTCCCTAACTGAAGATGAAGTAGATCCGAGTGAAGTTGTAAGCGGTGATGACATTGGCTTGGATGTGGGAAGTTTTGCGGATAATATAGGCGATGTTGACTATATAGAAACGCTTGAAAATAATTATAAGCAAAAGGTGGAAGCATTTGCTGATAAGTTTGACATTCCTGATTTTGTAGTTGCTAAACCATTGAAAAAAGATGGCAATAGTAGTATAATTGACTCGATAAAGACAGTTGAAGAAGCGAATAGCTATGCTGAAAAAGTATTGAAAGTGAAAGCGGATTATACCGGCATTGATGTTCGCTGTGCTAATGAGTGGAATCGTGGACTTGTGGCTATGAAGAGTAAATATCCTGAAGTTGCGGAACAGATTAAGTTTGTCGGAAGTATACAGAAGAGAAATGAATTGCTGGAAGCAGAATTGAGAAATTATGCTAAGAACAATAGATTGGCGAAAGATATGATAAACGATATTTTAGGTAGCTTGAAAATTAAGAATAATCGAACAGCGGAAGCCTTGTATGGTGTTAAGTTTGGGGATGATCCGGCTGAAAACGAAATTATAGAAATAATAAACAAATATGCTGGAATATCATTGAACTCAAATTACTATAGCAATTATGATAATGTAATTGCTGAAAGAAAAAGACAAGTTGCTAACGGATGGAAACCTGTTGGCTGTGATACAATGAAATCTATTTTTGATCATGAATTTGGGCATCAAATTGACAAATTGTTGAATATTTCTGACAAACAAAATGTAAAAGATTTCTTTAAATGGCATAAGGAAGAAATAAAAGAAGGTTTATCAAGGTATGCTCTAACAAAGAGAGAAGAATTTGTTGCGGAAGTATGGAGCGAATACAACAATAATCCGAAACCACGAGAAATAGCGAATGAAGTAGGGAAGTTTATAGAAAGGTTGTGGAAAGAATGGAAGGAAAAAAATCATTAACCGAAGCTCTAAAAATATTTGAAGAAGGTATTTCTGATGACATGTTTGAACCTGAAGAAACTCAAGAAGAAAGAAATGCAAGATTTGCAAAAATGACACCAAAAGAAAGAATAAAAGCAATAATTTCTGAGGCATTCGATTCGGCTAATGACGGTTTTTTAACAGCGGAAGAAGAAAAAGAGTACGGGTACGAATAGCTACTGAAAACTAATCACAGTTATTAATTTAGCTGTGATTTTTTTTATGAAAGGACTTATTATGAGAATTACTATAACAACCAATCTCGATAGTGTAGGTTCCAGTTTTAAGGAAAGACTTGGAAGCGTTAGTAAGGAAGAAATGTTTGATGAAATAGCATTTTATATGGAAAATGAAATGCGAAAAAGGTTTGACAGCGGAACAGATTATCAGGGAAATGCGTGGGCCTCTTTGAAAATTAGAAAAGGGAAACCGCTTAATGATACAGGAATGCTCAAAGGCTCTTTGGGGACAGCTACGATAAAGGGAAACAGTGTTTCAATATTCAGTAATTTAGTTTATGCAGGGATTCACGATAGAGGTGGAACTATAACGCCTAAGAATGTTAAAGTTCTGCATTTTAAAGTCGGCGGTACTGATTACTTTGCTAAATCGGTAACTATTCCTAAACGGCAGTTTAGTGGTATCAGTGATAAAAATAAAGAGGATTTGAAAAAAATTATTAATGATTATCTTGTTAA